AGCACTTGCATAAAATCGAGATGGATTTGCTAACGTAAACAAATTGGAATTAGCGACATCGATAGTATCAAAAGGAATAGGAGTATTAGAAGAAATGCCTGTAGTGCCGCTAATTGAGACTTTAGCGAAATTCCAAGGAGAAACAGAACCAGTTGGACCAATAGCACCAGTATGACCAGTAGAACCAGTTGGACCAGCAGCACCAGTATAACCAGTAGAACCAGTAGTACCGTTTAAGCCGAAAGCATTCCACTGATTGTTAAACCAAGCCTGAAATTGATTATTAGCGGAACTAAAAACAAGCATACCATCTCGACCTAAAAGAAAATCCCTTTCAGCATTAGAAATCGGATTGGTGCGAAGAAATTGAACAGCTTCTAGATCTTGAACGAATAAATGAGCCCAGGTAGGGGGCGGACTGCGAAGAATTGCCGATAGTGACATTATGTATTTATAAATACATAATTTTATTTATTCAACCATCCTCGATGATTGATATTATTGTTATATGATGGTGATATTGCTGGCTTCGGTATTATCTTTTTCATTATCTGATTCTCTAGATCTTCTACTCTTTCCTCCAAATGTTTTGAGTTTTTCTTCTCTCCTGAAGGTAGCTTATCTTTCTCTTCTAACTCTCTTACTCTTTCTTCCAATCCTTTTATCATAGAATATAGTCCATCTGGTGGTGTTTCTTCTTTCATTAATGAAGGAAGTGATACTGTCATTGCTCCCATCATTGACATCATGGACATCATTTCCAATGATTCTTCTGTTCTTATTAATATCACAGTGAAATTTGACTGATCAGCTATTACTTGATCTCCTATAGTTGTCGTTAATGGATTTATCCCTACTGCAAGTTGATCGCTCGCTTGCAAGTATAGCGTTATAAACTGATTATATGTTCCTGTCTCATTAGTTCCAAATTCCTTTAATGTCCCAGTTATTGTGTCAAATCCTCCTGTTCCTCCTATTTGTTCCAACAATGACATTCTAGCTCCATCTATTGCACCTGTAGTAATATTATTATTTGTTCCTACCATATAATATCCACTGTAACTCGCTGTGAATATTCCTGTTCCAAATACTGTTCCCGATAATACATAATATGGTGTGTCTATGCCTCCATATGGTATCACGTTGAATGTATTTCCTGTTGGTGCATTGTAATCTGTTTCAAGATATGATGCAAATCCATCTACTGGTGGTTCTGGTCCTGTTGCTCCTTGTGCTCCAGTTGGTCCTTGTGAACCAGTCAGTCCTTGTGCTCCAGTTGGCCCTTGTGAACCTGTTACTCCTTGTTCTCCTGTTACTCCTTGTGCTCCTGTTGGTCCTTGTGAACCAGTCACACTTGATCCTGTTGGTCCTATTACTCCGGTTGGTCCAACCAAACCAGTTATTCCTTGAGAACCAGTTGGTCCTTGTGCTCCTGTTGGTCCAATTGCTCCAGTTAATCCCGGTAAACCTGTTGGTCCTACCGGTCCAGTCGGTCCAGTTTCACCATTTGTTATCGTGTGCCAACTTCCATTAAAATATCCTTCGAAATCACTCGTGTCCGAATTATATATTATCATTCCATCTCCTGCTGATATTGTATTTCTTTCTACTGTTGTCAATGCTGTACATTGCACATATTCTGATACCTGTATTGATTGTGATTTTAGGTTGGTGTATATGGCCGGTGGATATTTTAGCAATAAAGCGTTAACAGACATTTATATCTCCCTATTTTATTTTAAATAAAAAGAAGCATTATAATATCAATGGCATGAGTGTTCTAATAAATAGAAACAAAAGAACAGAATAAATAGAAATACATAAATTAAAAATAATTTATGTAGTAAATAGTCAAACGTATGTCACGAGCAGTTGTATTGAACACTATCGAAAAGTTGAACAATCTTTTGGATGAAGAGCAAGGAAAAGAGATGATTGGAGGAGGAAAAGGTAAGAAGAAGGCACAATCTGGAGCTGGAATCATGATTCCTTATGGTGGAGGATTAGTATCATCTCCAGCTCAATTCGGATATGGAGGATGTGGAGGATGTATGGGATGTCACGGAGGAGCAATGATTGCAGGAGGATTGATTGCAGGAGGTAAATGTCCCAAAGGATGTAGAAAATCTACAAAAGATCCTAAAGCAGCTAAACTACCAAAAGCTAAGAAGGCAAAGAAAAAGGCAAAAAATCCATGGTTAGATTTTGTGAAGTTGAAGATGAAGCAATATCCAAACGCAACATTAACAGATATAATTACAAATCCGAATGTAAAAGCAGAATATCACGCACTAGTAGGCTATTAAAAAAAATATACATATTTTATATGTATATATAAATAAAATGTCAGAAGGAGGTTGTTGTTGTTGCAAAGGAGGGAAAAGAAAGCTACAAATCCCAAATTGCAAATGTATGAACAATTTGGGAAGAGATATAAGTGGTTGTTATTGTAGAATGAAAGCGAAATATCCAGAAAGATCTGAAAAAGCAAGAGAAAAATCTGAAACAAACCCATGGTTCGATTATGTGGATTATGTTGCGTTATTAAATAATACATCATATGGTGATATCCTGAAACACAAAGGTAAAGAACTGGCTGTATTCTACCAAAGAAACAAAGCGAGTGGATCACTACCACAAATACTACAAAATTATAAAGATCTGAAAGTAAAGAGAGGATTATAATTATATATGGGAAGTATATATAATTTTATTTACGACGTTTGGCTTCAGCACGAAGCAAATCAGTATTAGTTTTAGCAATATCATATCTAGGATCAGATCGTTTCTTATGATAAGTAGAAGCATTAGAAGCAGTGTTTATATACCTGGCCAGATCAGAATTCGACAAAGATTGAATGAATGTATTGCTAAATACTGTATCACTGAAAGAGATCTTTTGGTCTTTTGTTGGACTCTTTGGGACAATTGCAACTGCTTGTTTTCTAGGTGGACTATGTGCTATTGGTGGGGTACCGGCAAAAAGAGGAGTAGTAGCACCACTTAATGTGGGAGTAACAGTAGTAATAAATTGAGATAAATCAATCTTAATATTATCAATGCGTCTAGATTGTTCATTGAATAACATAGTGATTCTGTCAATTATATCTTTGTTACTGGTATCTATAGTGCCTTGAATTTGATCAAAAAGTGTTTGAACTGTTTGATTATCTTTAGCTAATTCATCAACTTTGTCATCAACAAGTTTGATGGCGTTTTCAACATAAGTGTTCAGAATATGAATATCATTTAAGGTAGTTTCGTTAATACGACGCATTTCTTCGAATTGCTGGTTTTGTTGAATAATACGTTGTTCTAAAGAATTTAATTTAGCAGCAACGTCAATGTTACGAGTATTTTCAGCTTTTTCAATAACTTCTAATTTCTGTTGTAGGATCCTACCATCGATTGGTAGAGGTATTGCTTGATTATTGACATCAGTACATGTTCTACATTTTCTGCTTCTTCCTCGCCCTACTAATTTAAATTGCTCAATGGGGAGAGCACGACGACAAGTATTGCAGATGCGAGTGTCCATTTTATCTATCTATCTATTTTATCTATCTATCTATTTTTCATCTATCTATCTATTTTCATTTTCCCGACATGAAGTAAAAATACATCGCATTAATTAATACAAAAAATAGATACATGTTCCATGTAGTTAAAATTCTCATATTAATTAATACAATAAATAGATATCTATTTTATCTATCTATTTTATCTATTTTTCGGTGGAGACAAAATTCTCCCACCAATTAACACAATAAATAGATATCTATCTATCTATCTATCTATCTATCTATTTTTATCTATCTATTTCATCTATTCTTGAAAATAAAATAGAATAAGTATCTATAAGGGAAGAGATTTGTATATAACAACACGAAAAAAATTGATTGGAATTAAGTGTGGGTAAATCAGTTAGTATGTGTAAATAAACACACACAAATGGAAAATAGTAATAGATATAATGAAATAGAGGAAGCTAGAAGAAACATTGCACGAGAAATGGCTTCTATAGAATGTGAATTCCTTGACGAAGAAGGTGAATTATGTGAAACTAATTTCATAACATCGCCACTAACAAGCTCTGAAAGAAACAGTATTACGAACGCAAGGAATGATCTGGAAAAGCATCTAGATAAATTGAACAAGATATTGAGTTTAATCGGAAGCATCGTATAAAAAACAAAGTAAATATATACATTGAAACAATGTATATGTAATTAAGAGCTTTCCTTTTCTTGAAGAAATGTTCTGATAGCTTTAATAAGCGTTAGAGCACTATCTAAATTTGAGGATTGACCCATACAGAGAAAGCCAGAAGGTTGTATGTTGCGTTGTTCAAGTTTGACTAATGTAGTGAAGAGGTTGAGTTCGTGTTGTGAAGGGAGACGAGAGGCGATAATGTCACAAATGATATTAGCAGGGTAAGGACCACAATCGAGTTCTTTAAGTTCTAGTTCGGATAAGGGCATTATATTTAAGATATAGATACTTTATTTAAAGTATTTATTTTAATGTGGAGATTCAGTAATTGGATTATGTATCCTTGATGACATCGCGCAATTTATTATTTTTGATGATATTAGCGATAGTAGATTGATAGACTTTCTTTCCTTCACATGGACGTTTTAATTGATTAGGAGCATCAGGATTTCTTTCTTTAGTTTTTCGCATAACCAGCTCACCCAGGTCAACTTTTTCTTGTACAGCTTTAGTAACCATAGCATCAGTGGCAGTGGGATTCATAGATAGAAAAAGAGCAATATATTCGATAACTTTTTGTTCTTCTGGAACAGGAATTAGTTTATTATCTTCAGCTCTATAACCAAAGGGACCTCTCGTTCTTAATTTACCCATTTTACTCATATTTTGCATTACCATAGAAGTTCGAGCTGCAGCTTGTTCTCGCTCGAACTCATTGACACTAGCCAAAATACTGAGAAACATGTTTCCTTCTGTGGTGTTTAGATCAATCTGTTTATCCAAACAGAAAAGTGCTACACCTTTTTCTTTTAAATTTTTGACTAGATTTAAGATATCTAAAGTACTCCTACCAAGACGAGACAAACTGTAAGAAACAATGGTATCACCAGATTTGACCAGTGATACCATTTGATTAAATGCATCGCGATTATCAGTAGATTTTCCGCTAATACCATGATCAGCCATTATAACTGGTTCTAAAAGATTATGTAGAACACAATATTCTTTTATTTTCTGACTTTGAGCTTCGATTGAATGACCTTCTTCGACCTGTCTCTGGAGACTTACTCTGACATATCCATATGTTAATTTAGGTTGAACTGATAATGATAATAATTTAACGACAGCGGCCTCTTTATTAGTCTTATTGTCGATTATTAACTTCTTTAATCGATCTTGTAATTCTGCAACATGCGTCATTTTTTAATCCGACAATAATTTTAGTTTAGATGGTCATCTAAACTAAATTAGTTGAGTATATTTGTTCAGGTTAGTTGTAAAATTAGCAGTAAAATATATTTCACCCAAATTTTCTTTATACGGGTAAAAGATGTCATTATCATACAGCAGAATAGCAACAATCAATGGCAATCAAGTAGAAGGGCATCCAATTGCCGAAGACGGAGAAATAACTATATATTACATAGATGAACCAGTTGATGTATTAAGAGAACATGACCAAGAAGCAGCAGAAGACTTCGTGACAGACGCGGTCGACAGAGCAGCAAATAAACTGTATTTATTTAACATAACAACGAAGAAGCTAATAGATATAGATAGCGACGTTATGGCTAAAGACCCACCGACAGATAGACATGGAAGACGTGTCTATTCCAAAGTTAAAGATGAAATTTCAGCAATGGAATCGAAATTGTATCAAGCAAGAGATAAAATAAAAATTGTTCCAAGACAAATACCAGGGCAACGAGACGCATACTATACTTTCGGAATGTCAGGTTGTGGGAAATCAACATGGGCATCAAAATATGCGCGTGCGTATCAGGAAGCATTTCCTGGAAATAGAGTATTCATATTCTCTCGAAAACAAACCGATCCTATATTCGATAATATAGTTATTGGATTAATACGTGTGTTGCTAGACAGAAACTTCGTAAGAGACCATCAAAGACGTGGAGGAGAAGCTGACCCAATTGCGGCTTATGAAAATTCACTTGTTATTTTTGACGATTTTTTGAAGATAGAAGACCCAACTATCAGAAAAGCGGCGGAACATCTTAAGAACTCGATATATGAACTTGGCAGGCAATATAATACAGATATAATCTCGATCCAACATAAGGGTTTAGGAGGTGCGAAATCAATTATTGAACTAGCTGAATCAACCGGGATAACATGTTTTCCACGTATGAATCTAGGAGAAAGTCAAAGATTAGTAGATAAGTATCTATGTTTTAGTAAAGAACAAATGGCAAGAATATTCGATGAAGAAGCGAAGAAACAAAGATGGTTGACAATAATAAGACCAAATATAATTGTAACAGAAGATTATATAAAGGTTATTGATTGAGTTCTAAAGAATTTAAACTATTTTTCAACTTGGTTGAAAAATAAATATAATGGCAGCAGCAGAATTAGAGAAATATCGTGCTAGAATGTTAGCACCAACATCACGCAAGGATCTAGAATATATGTTGGATAATAGAGTCAAGATAGTAAGTTATGATGAATTGCAGGATTATAAGTCATTCAGAGAATTAATGGACCCATATCAAGCAGTAATAATTCTTTATCCAAATCATAATGACCCTGATATTGGACATTGGGTGACATGTTTTATAATGCCAGGATCAAATATTGTACAATACTTTGATAGTTACGGATGTTACCCAGACGAGCCAGTTGGAGAGTTTAATGAAGATGCGATTCATGAAAGAAAACGTATTGAACCAAAGTTATTGGAATTATTAATAGATAGTCCATACGCAGATAATGTGTATTGGAACGAAACACCGTTCCAGTCGGAGACGATTGCCACAAGTACGTGCGGCTTGTGGTGCGTTTTTCGACTCAAGAATAACCATCTGACAGAAGATGGATTCAAAAAGTTATATTATGACGCACCTGTTAATGGAGGAATACTACCAGATCTATTAGTAGCAACATTGACATGTGAGTTATATCCAGAAATCGCATCTAAATAAATAAATAATATTTTATGATTCAATCATAAAATATGTTAGCTGCAAACGCGTTAATTCAACAAAAATCAGCTGTAAATAAGCCTAGAGAAGATGAACCAGACCACATCTATATTGATGGGAATCTCTATAATAATACATATTTAACACCAACAGGTCCAGTTCAATACGTACCAGCTGAAATTAAACAAACAAGAGACAGTCCCATAATCTATAATCCGGGTCAATATAATTTAACTATTGCTAGATTCTCTATCTCTAGTGATGATGTTCCAAGAGTATTTCAAGATGCTAGAACGACTGCAACTGGTACGTATGGAACTAAATGGTGGGTAGGAGTGAGCTACAATGGAGCATTTTATGATGAACCTGTAATATTACCAACAATAACAGATCCGTTGCAAAATCAAGTTAAATATGCATACAACATACAACAATTCGTGGATGTCATCAACGATGCATGGAGTGATGCACAGACAGCAGCACAAGGAGCAGGAGCACCTACTGGTCCGGGAGACATATTAATGACTTACGATAATGTCAGTGGGTTATATACAATTAACGTACCATCATGGTATGGTAGTGGGACAGGAGGAACAACAGGAAGTGGAATAGGAGTACATATGTCATTCTTATTATATCAGAAGTTTCAATCATATAATGTAATTCAGAATAGTCCGCTGCAATATAATAATCATGATATAACATTTGTAAGAGAATGGGTTGGTAATAACTTAACAACAGATATAACTCTACATGTCGGGACAGGAGGTACAGGCATTACAGGAACATATATGCAACTAAAACAAGACAAGGCATGGCCATCATCTATAATGGATGTACATAGATTATATATTACTACCAGTAGTTTGCCGATATATTCAGAATATATATCAGTACTTGATAGTTTACAGAATGGAGGAGGCAATGGCAACCAAACACTCCCTATTTTGACTGATTTTTTGATTGGTCATGATGAAGATCTCAACTCAAGAGGAGAAAATTATATCTATACCCCAACTTTATATAGATTAACATCATTGAAAGGAACAGCTCCAATAACACAATGGGATATTAAAATCTATATAGGACTAGCAGATGGGACGATTTATCCGTTATACATTCCGCCTTCGGGAGAAATGTCGGTCAAGCTATTGTTTTTGAAGAAAGGGTTGTCGAATTAACAAGTTTCAACCAAGTTGAAAATTATATTAAATATATGTAATTGCACATATATTTCGCATGAAAAAATTCTTTTTATCTTTAAAATGTCTCAATTCATACAACTTCCTGATACTTTGAGTGTTGATTCACGTCTTACTATTGGATCTGCTAAGAAGATTGAAATCCGGAAAGGAGGTCAAAATAACACTATTCAGAGAACGACCGCTACCAGTGTGTCAAACAATCAGCTAGTATTCAATGTTCAATTGAATAACGCGGCAAACACCATTATCGATCCATATATGTATGTTGAAGTCCCAATCTCAGTAACAGTAACAGCATCTGGACTCACAGGAGCTAACACTGTTCCTGTTTATCTTGCCGATAACTTTTCTCTTAGACAATATCCTCTCGCTTCAGTAACATCTGTCGCTCAAGTTCAGATTAACAACCAGAGTTCAACATCGAATCCTTCTCAATTCATCCATCAACTCTCACAATTCCAAGATTTCATTAATGGTGACGATCAAGCTGCAGTTCAATCTATCGCTCCAATTATGCCAGATCAAGCTCCACAGTATAATACATTAGCCGGCAGTTCAAAGAGCCCCCTCTTGTCATATACAAGTGGCGGGGAACATTATTCTTGTCCAAGGGGTGAATTTAACAGTCTCTTTACAACTACTACAGGCACAACGGCCACATGGGTCTTCACTACTACTATTCGCGAGCCGATTTTTAATCCTCTTGTCGATTATGATCCATTGAAGAAACGAGAAGGTCTCGCATATGTATCATTGTTTAATGTTCAACTCACTTTCTTAAGCAATTTGAGTAGAATGTTTGCTTTGGATCTTGTCTCTTGCCCCGCTATTACAGGTATTTCTGTTAGCATCACGAGCGCAAGTTTGGTCCAAACATGGCTAACAGCCCCTCAATCGATGAAAATGCCTGACGTTGCCCTTCGCAGTTTTAATACTCTCATTTGTAATCAAACCACTCAAGCTTCTTTCTCAGCTTCCGAACAAAGAGTAATCCAATCGCAATCATATTCAATGAATCAAATCCCAAAGAAAATTTGGATATTCGTTGCAGATGCTCAGACCGACATTAGTGCCGGTTATGCCAAGTCGGACTTTTGTTTCTCAATTGAACAAGTAACAGTGTTGTTCAACAACAGGGCCGGACTTCTTTCAAATATGAATAGTGCCGACTTGTTTAACGCATGTATGGCAGAAGAAGGTAACAAGATGACATATGTTCAAAGTAGGAAGTTTACCGGAGCTGTGTTATGTTTTGACCCGGCAAAATTGTTCTCTCTTCTTGACAATGAAGCCCCAGGAATGCTTGGAAATTACCAACTGCAAATTCAGGTCCAATGTACCAACATTTCGACTTCATCTGTTACTCCAAACATCTGGGTTGTATGGGCAATGGATACAATTTTGAGTACAGATAGCCACTCAGTGTCAAATCTGGTTCAAGGATTCTTACGTCCTGAAGATGTTGCTGCTGCTAACGGTCTTCCTGCTCACTCTTCTCTATTTGCGGAAACAGATCTATATGGAGGGTCTCTTTGGGATGATATTAAATCATTTGGACAGAAAGCGCTCGGATTCGTGAAAGATAACAAACTAATCAGCAAAGGACTTCCTCTTCTGAGTTCGTTCTTTCCAGAAGCTGCTCCAATCATTGCCCCTCTAGGTGCACTAGCTGCGTCTCAAGGATATGGTAAAACATCAAGAAGACAGATGAAACAACGGGCTCTCCGTTATTAAATATTTAATTGATATATTCGTATTAGTACGAATATATTTTAATTCAGATGATTCTCATGATATTAAATGTCTAATAACATTCCTTATATCATTATCCAATGTCCTAATTGTTCGGCTTTATTACCTGAAGCAATTATTGATCCAACTAGTTACTGTGGGCATTGCAATTCAAGATATATAAAACCAGCTATCAATGATCATCCTTGCTGTAATATTTGTAAACTATCAAATACTTACACATCTTCATTGGTTCTATTTAGATGCAATCATTATATATGTATTGATTGTTGGAATAAAACCCATTGTCCTCTTTGTAAATAATTCTTATATTTGTATATTCGTATTAGTACGAATATATTATATTGCTTTCGCTGCCTTAGTCACTATTGTTTGTGCTATTCTCATTTGTTTTTAGCATCTCTTCTTGACTCACCATGAACGCTTTTATTTCTTCTTGTGATATTATTGGTAGTGTCACTTGTTGTTGTTGTTGTTGTTGTTGTTGTTTTTCTATTACATCTCCAATTGCCAATCTGGGCTTTTGTGTTCTATATTTCTTAATGGGTGTATCATTTGGATCCCTATTCTTCTCTACCCATTTATTTGCATATGCTCGCGTTTTGTTCATTCTTTCCAATGCACTCTTGATCTCCATTAGCTGCCATTGTTCCACTTCTATTCTATATTTATCATTGACCTTTTCTGGATTTATCGTCAGTACTTCCATTTTTATTCTATTTTGTATCTATTTTTACCTTATTTAATCAAATTTAATCAAATAATAGTCGATTTATCTTGAAATATACATTCATGACCCTTTGACCCTTGGGAGGAAAGGGAGGGAGGAGGAGGGAGGGTCAAATAAAATTTTTATAGATTTATTTTGCATTAATTATCATCAATAATATCAGTAATACCAGTAATAATAACATTTATAATTTTTAAAAATTTTATTTGACCCTCCCTCCCTCCCTTCATTCCCTTCCAAGGGTCAAAGGGTAATGAATGTCTAGACAATGTTTTTTGTCAGTTGGATAATAATAACATTAATAACCGACATTCTATGATATGATGATGAGAAATTATTAGTTGAATAACTAACAATCGGTAAAAGTACTTATGTTGATGTGAGTGATCAAATTGGTCCAAGTGAGGGTAAGCGATAGCCTTTATATACAATACAACCGCGAGACTTGGTGTAATTTGTAAGGATCTTCTTAATATTAGTACCGAAAGTACTATTTGTAGGACATTTTATGCCTTGTTCACCGATACACCAGTCTCTAAACTCAGCGTATAACGCTGCGCCAGTTATAACCCAGTTACTATTTGGATCGGTATCGATCTGAATTCTATCGTTGACGAATTGCTCATAGATATTCTGTTCATCCTTGTATTCTTTAGTTGCATCTACTACACATTGAGGAGGAACGATAGGTTCGATATAACAACGACAAGCTCCATCAACTAACCATCTGAAAAAAGCTTTCATAGCAGTTTCATCATTAATTATTTCATCTTTAAAACGGAGATCTATCATGCGTTCATATGAATTGTTAGGATTAGGGGTAGAAGTATAGTAACAATCGAAAGGAATCATAAGTAGACGTGCCCATAATGCAGCGTCGGTACTACACTCAGGTTTCCTGTTGGTTGCAATAAAACATTTACAATGAGGATCAAATTGAATCGGACTTTTGTAGAGAGCTTTTCCTTTCATCTTATCTCCTCCAGTGAACATCTTGATAATAGATTCGTTAATTTTATCGCCGTCATCAACTTCGCTAAAAATAGCTGCTCTCGTTCCTCTCAACTCGGCAATAAAAGGGTCGATATTTTTGCCATTCCCAGTTACTTTAAGAAATACTTGTCTGTCAGCTTGTTTGAAGTAATCTCCGAGTATCTTATCCAGCATCTTGATTAATGTTGTTTTACCATTAAATCCTCTTGATCCAAACATGACATATATACTCCTATTGAATATATGACCAGTCAAACAGAGACCAAATATCAATTGAAGAAACGAAAGAAGATCTTTTCGACTAACAGTAATATCATCTAAGAATCTATCTATCTTGTCGGATTTTGCATTTGGATCGTATTCCACTGGACTTTCAAATGTGCAATAATCTTCTTTAACTCTATCCCTTACTTCTCGAGTGCGAAAATTGAGTATTCTTTTGTCTTTAATAGCAAAAACGTCATCGTTACTATCTAATCTGTTGACAAAATTTGGATTATAGATTCGTTCCTTAATTATAGTACTAAGTGAATTGCAATAAGATAATGTCCCTAATTTATCGGTCATTTTTCTTAAATTGATGAGTATAAGCTGATCTTTCTCTGAACCAGTAGAATTATATTTATCTCTTTGAAAAATACAAAATTTTTCTATCTCAGGACGGATAGTCATCATAATTATATTAGACAATGTCTCCAGACCACCTTCAACCCATAGTTTTGTTCCTTCTGACCAATACCAAATAATTTTATGTTTAATATCGGTACAATAAACAAATCCTTCGATCTTTTTGACACACATATCTGCAACATCGTCGTGAATACCAGATAATGCCTTAATTACTGGAGCAGGTAGATTCATTTGAATATCATATGGAGCTGACTTTGGTTGTACATTTAATGTTAATTGGTGTAGTTTAATTGGTGTAACAACAGGAATTGAATTATCATCTAAAGATTTGGAATTATTATCTAAAGAGAATTCGTCTGGACTGGGGGGCCCATTTTGAATTTTCTCAATTTGACTTACAACTTTTTGGATAATTTCATTTCGTGAATCGTCCTGATCAATAATTAAATCAGCGGGAGTAGCGATCCCACTTGGCTTAACTATTGGAATATGATTTGATTTAATAACTGACACTTGTTTTGCAACAAGTGCCGGAACTTGTTTTGTAACTGCAACTGGAGCTGGAGGCGTTGGTGCTAATAAATCTGACATATTAATAACAGGTTGATTCTTAATACGCATAGATGAGTCTTGGTATGGTGCGTTAGATAAAATCAATTCATCCAACATCTCTTTTGTTGCTATCTTCTGTCCCGATATATCAATAATAGGTTGAGACTTGAGACGCATGTATGGGTCTTTGTGTGGTGCAATGAAGAAATTCAAATCGTCCAACATCTCTTTCGGTGCTATCTTCGCTTCTGACATTTTTACTCTATTTATCTTCTTTTATACAATATTTATTTATTTTTAATCAATTAAAATGATAAAGAATAAAATAAAAATAAATAGGTTAATAAATGGAGTACGATATGGTAGTAACGCCTACGATCGAAAATGGAAAGTATGTTCTGAGACTTGGAAAGTACGAGTTGGATGAAATAATTTATGCGTTGGAGAGACTGAGAAAGCAAAGAGAATGTTCTAGAAAATCCAACTTGAAAAAGAATGGCAAAACAGAAGAAGACCATGATCCTACTAAGGGAAGAAAACAATCACCACAAGTGGTTATCAGTCAGCCATCTTTGTCATAATTATCATCCTACATCTTATATATAAAAAAACATAATATGTAATTAATTACATATCATGTATCAATCGTCGTCAGAATCTGAATCACAAAGATCACAGTCTGGATCAAATTCTTCCTTTTTATCAGTATATAATCTTCCGCACATCGGACATCCACTATGATCTTCTTCTCCTAACATATTGGGATGTTCGGGCTCTTCTTCTGAATAATAAAGTGTGTTGTTACCAGGCATATACCACGCTACCATCTTATTTTTACTCTAATTAACATATTTTTATACTATCTTTATCATTTTTATTTTAATTATATATAAAATAGTATAAAAATAAGAGAATGGTTTAATAAGGACTATTATAGTGTGTAATAGTCTGTCCAGTTGCTCCATCATTACCAGTTGGTCCCGCTGATCCATCATTACCAGTTGGTCCCGCTGCTCCAAAATCATGACAAGTTGCTTGTTATGATTAAATTGTATAATATATAATATACTTATCCCAGTTGTTGGACTGTATATGTTATCTTCCATTTAATAGTTCCGTTCCCTCCCGATGGAAATGGAGCAGAACTACCATCTGCAATAAATATGGCTTGATTATCTATAGTTGTAGTTGCAATATATGTTCCAGTAGTAGTAGTTTGATTCATTATAGATTGGTATATTCCAGTTGATCCTGATAATACTGAGGGTGATGCTGCCCATTGATAATTACCTATTCTGTTTGCTGCTATATTAGTTCCTCTATATATTATTGGATTGAATCCAGTAGCTCCTACATATCCAGTGACTCCTGGTATAAATTGTAGTGATGTAAGACAAGGTACTATGACAGTACCAGTACCTTGTCCTGCGATTAATTGTATAGGAGTGCTATGCATGTTATCAATGTTTGATGATGATAATGTTCCAGTTGCTTGTATTAACATAGTAGTTGCTCCTCCCATAATTGTATTCCAACTCGAACCAAAATATCCTTCGAATCCATTGTTATCTTCATTAAATATTATCATCCCATCAGATGCATCTATAGCATCTCTTTGATCTGATGTTATAGGTGTACATTGAAGATCTGTATTTACTTGTAAAGATTCTGAATGTAATGTTGTGTAAGATGAAGCTGGCGATTTCAATAACATACTGATAGACATTATGTATTTATAAATACATAATTTTATTTATTCTTCCATCCTCTTTTTTAAACTTTGATTTATCTCAGGATTTATTACTAATTAAGCATTAGTACCAAGATACAACCAATTAACAAAGGATGGATCGGTAAAATCGGCACTAGTAGAACCATTAAATCTAATATCAATATAATCACCAGTATTTAAGACAAAAATAGTATTTAAAGCTGCAGAACAAACGGTGGCAGGATTATAAGCAAGACAGATAGTTGAATAAGGTGTCCCATTAAGATTAACAATATAAATAAAAGTGGTATCGTCGCCGACACTAGTCGTTAATGTAGCTAGTAATTGATACATTCCAGTAGCACTTGCATAAAATCGAGATGGATTTGCTAACGTAAACAAATTGGAATTAGCGACATCGATAGTATCAAAAGGAATAGGAGTATTAGAAGAAATGCCTGTAGTGCCGCTAATTGAGACTTTAGCG